GGCATATAAATGTCGGGGATAAAACCGTGGCCGTCTTTTAACAGAGACGGAAACTGTCGTGCACCAAGGAAAGGTCAAGTACCCTTACTGGCCGTTATTCCATGTGATAAGCTCAATCCCTTATTTGGGTTTTCGCTCTCTTAGTGGTTAGTCACTTTATCCTCTAATCAATAGGTCCCCATTCACTCATCTCATTAAAAACGAGAGAGAAGAGGGTGCCTATATCATTTGAGAATTTATTTTCCGGTTTTGTATCCATTAGGTCCATATTGAAAAGATTTTGAACTGGACCCTTTGATCTATCCGGTAATTTGAATTCCACGCCAACATCTTTAAAGATGATGGTATTTGATCCTTTAACCTTCGAATCTTGAAAGGCTTTTAAAAGCTTTCTTGAAAAGAAGGTCTGGTGTTTGTAGAATTGGCTTATGCCTTTTCCTCTAATAATCAACTCATTTGCCTCCTTAGGGAGGATTTGAGCAACATTGGTTCCAACTTTATAGATAAAATCTTTATAGATTTGATCTGTAGTTGTAAGCCCACCACTGTAGTCAGGAACAACGCTCAGCAAAAAGTCAAACATTGATTTTATCTGACATACTATGGCTATTGAAGAAGGATGAGGAGTTTGGTAGGTTCAGCCCTTTGGTCTTAAATCTGGTTTGGAAGCGAGTTGGTAAATTAAAGATGGACCTGAAATAGGTTTAGCTTCAATTAACTCATCACTTTTGCTATCCAACTTATAAATCTGATCTCCGAAAGCGAAGCGTTTTGTCAAAAAGACATCATTGCCCGAATAGGATTCAGAATTAGTAAGTTTGTAGTATTCTCTGGAAAGCTTACGCTTTTCACCCAAAGCATACTCAATAGCATCCTCCAAGACCCGGATCGCTCTTGCTGTGGCGTAATTTATAGCCAGTGCAGCAATGTCTTCCGGTGTGACATTTAAATCAGTCCAAATATTTGGACCTGGAATGTCTTTTCCAATCTGAGATAAGCCCTTTAGTCCAAAAACTTCGGATGTTAGAGCATTTTTCAGATGTTGGAGGTAAGGTACACCCTGCCGATCCTTTTTAGAAAGGATTGGTAGAGTGGGTAGTCTATCCATATTAACCTTTACTCCTCGATCCATAAGGACCGATAGAAGTAATGGTACGTCATCCCAGCCTTTAGAGGCTAGATTAACAACGTTAGGACTGATCCTTGATACATCTGTTTTATTTATGAAGGTACGAGAGCAGAATTCTGCATAATACATACCAGGTAAAGGGATTTTTGATTTTATTGTTGAAATCTCAACACCTATGATTGTGTTTTGTTTGGAGACTTCTTTATATAGATCTTCATTAAATATCACTAAATCATCACCTACTATAGCGTAATGATTATGAACATCTTTGACATTTCCGGTTATCCTGAAATAGCAATAATGGATAAAAGCATGATGTGTGATAGAGGCTAGCATAAAAGATAGTTTTGAACCCATCGGTTGTCCCACTGCATACTTCACGTATCGATTCTCTCTTGGGACTCAAAAGTCTCGAGTACATATTAGACGATACCAGGCATCAGCAGTTGCTGGATTTATAATTCTGGCTAACATCTGTTGTTGTAATGCGGCAGGAAAGCGATTTGTCCAATCCTTTAGGTCAATAGATCAAAGAGGTTTGTCGGATCGTTCTCTTACCCGTTCTGCTCCTATACTGTGATTACTCATATAGTCGGAGGGGAAGTTTTGTATTAGAACTTTCTTAACAAGGTCCTCTATAGGATCAAGGATTAGATTAGTTCAATAGTCTACCATAGCTACCAATCTGTGTTTATTCATAGAGTCAGGTACAAGGACAAGTTTTGAAAGATAGATACCAGAAGTGTCAAGGTTTAAACCTTGAATTTCTTCCAAGTATTTAAGAAGACCCCCGTTACCCGTAAGGGAACAAAGGTCTTTGAAGGCACTACCGAGAATCTTATCCTCAAGTAGACATTTGGCTTCCTCAGCAGATTTACTAAGGGTCGGGCCTCCATTTGGACCAGAAGTCATTCGAAAGGATGGCTGAACGAAAAGTTCAGGTCGTGGAGATGGTAACTTCAATTTGATCTTTCCAAAAAGGAAAGACCGAAAAGAAGAAAGCAACTTCTTATAGTCGTCAATATTGACGATTTTAAGATTGTTAACCACTGAGCTTAAATCAAGGTCAGGGATTGCTGAACTCATTCTAGGAATGGCCAATAAAGATGCTATGATCTGATAATTTGATAGATCACGCACCTTGTCACCCTTTCCAAGGATGTTCTCAACTAATGGATATAAATCCACTAGGGAAGAAGGTACTTTTAGGGTAGGTTCCGTAGCAACCCATTCAGGGTTGTCAGGGTTCCTTCCTTCACAAAGAGCTAGCAGATAACTGCTAATCAATTTGTATCTGGAAGTACCAGCAGATATACCATGATGTTTTACACAATGGTTGTAAAATATAAAAATCGCCCGAATGAAGACCATAAGATCCTTGTCGGTTCAGTTATTATTAACAGAACTGAGAACTACCACATAAGCTTTGCAGAATCTGGAATTTTCTTTGAAGAAATCTTCATTGAAATGACCCTCTGCTAGACTTTTTGGTTTTGTAGATTCCTTTCTTTCACGAACAACTACCTTAGTATTAAAAGTAGTTTTTACAATATTTTTAATGCCGCTAGTAGACTCCAGTGGAGTGTGATGTTTCTTGTCATACTTTAAAATTAGGGCCTTCAATTCTTTTTTGAATGAGGCGTTACCTTCTAATTTAGAAGGGTCTTTCATTAGATCTGGCTTTGCCAGTAATGTTTTATTTAAGAAGTTTTTCATGAATTATAGTTAGATTAAAATCGGCTAAGGTTTGTGATGAAGGACCCTAGCAACCTTCAGGTAATTCTCTTTGAGGATTCCCCCGGGTTCCTACTAACTTAAGCTAGCAAGATCGATGGTTTCCTCTTCATTATAGAAGTGGTGCCCTATAACGTTAACGTATATAAGGATAAACACTTCATTAGGCGAAAGCCTAGTGACGGTGTCCTCTATAGGACAC